GGTTCGGCGGGGAGGTGTTCGGCACCGCTCGCGAGCAGCTCCGCCTCTCCGCCGCAGGTGCGGTGCCCACCGCGGAGTCCTTTGGGCTCCCGCGTGAGCTTCTCCGGCTGCTGACGTCTGGGATCTCCAGCCCCGAGGCGTTCGGGCAGGTCCGGGAGCAGCTGCGCCTGGCGGCTGGTGGTGTCGCCAGTGCCGAGGCGGTCCCGGCCCCGCTGGAGCGGCTGCGCCTACCGGCCGTTGGTGGTGTCCCGACCTCCGAGGGGTTCGGGGCCCTGGTACAGCGGCTCCGGCTGGCCGCTGCCGGCCTGGCCAGTGGTGAGGTGTTCGGACCGGCCCGTGAGCAGCTGCTCCTGGGTCCCGCCGGCTCGATTCCGGGAGAGGAGGGGGTCGGGCTTCCGGGACAGCGCCTGCTGGTTGCGGTGGATCCGGGGCATAGCATGTTCGTGACTGGTTGGCACAACGTGTGGACATTACTCCGCGGCCTCAGGTCGCGGGAGCGGTGGGAGAAAGCACCGGCTGTTGGAGGCCGGGGGTCGAGATTGCAATGATCATCCGAATGGGCCCTGACATCACGGAGCGCATCTCGGCGGCCATCGACTTGTACCGTCGGGCAGGGCTGGAGCCGAGGCGGCTGGTCATATCCCCGGAGGTCCACGAGGCCCTCCGTGTGGCGGCTCGCAAGCCCGCTGGGCTTCGTCTGGTGGAGCACGACGGCGTGCCGGTGGTGGTGGACAAGCGGTTCATCGGCCTGAACTCATGGCGGCTGGATCTCAAGTAACTGAGATCAAGACGTACGTTCCTCTCCCGAAGCAGCGGGAGTTCCACGAATCGGACGCCTTCCTGCGCCTGTACCAGGGAGGGTTCGGGGCGGGCAAGACCCTGGCCGGAGTGTGGGAGGCCATCGACGTCTCCATGGCCTACCCGGGCAACTTCGGTCTCATTGCGAGGATGACGTACCGTGAGCTGGAGGACAGCACGAAGCGCACGTTCTTCGATGCGTGCCCGCCGCAGCTCATCCGCCGGTTCCGGGCCAGGGACGACATGGTGGAATTCGTGAACGGGTCGCGCATCGTATTCCGGTCCCTGGACAACCCGGACAAGTTCAGGTCGATGAACCTGGGCTGGTTCTACGTGGACGAGGCCTCCGAGGTGGAGGATGAGGAGGTGCCCACGATGCTGGTGGGCCGCCTCCGGCTGTCAACGGTCCCGTGGCGGGGCGGGTGGTTCACCAGCAACCCCTCCCACGTGGAGCACTGGACGTACAAGTGGTTCGTGGAGCGGGCCGCGAAGGCCCCGCACCGGTACAAGCTGATCGTCGCCTCCAGCTACGAGAACCCGTACCTCCCACGTGAGTACATCGAGGCGCTGGAGGAGGAGTACTCGCCCGACTGGGTGAGGCGGTACCTGCGGGGCGAGTTCGGGTTCATCGCCAAGGGCACGGCGGTCTACGAGTCGTTCCTGGAGTCCGAGCACGTTCGCGAGGGGCTCACGTGGTTCCAGGACCGGCCGGTCATCCGGGCGTGGGACTTCGGGTTCCACCACCCCGCGGTTCTGTGGGCTCAGGTCGGGCCCAACGGGATCCTGTACGTGCTGCGAGAGTACATGGGCACCAACGTGCTGCTGGGGCGGTTCGCGGAGGAGGTCGTACGCCTCAGCGCCGAGTGGTTTCCGGGAGCCCGGTTCCAGGACGTCGGGGACCCGGCTGGCCGGCAGCGTGGCGACAAGGATCCGCGCAGCAGCCTGGACATCCTGCGCGAGCACGGGATCGTGGTGATCACGCGCCGGTACCCGAAGCGGCGGCTGATCGAAGAGGTGGAGCGCCGGTTCCAGCGCCGGGTGCGGGTGGGCGACAAGAGTGAGCCCGCCGTGCTCGTGGACAGCCGGTGCCGGACCCTGATCGACGGCCTACGTGGTGGGTACTGCTGGCCGAAGGCTCGGGATGGCCGCATCTACCGCGATAGCCCTATGGAGGATGGCTGGTTCGAGCACCTGCAGGACTGCCTGCAGTACGTGGCGGCCCACGTGTGGTTGTCCGGCGGGCAGGGCGGGCTGGCGATCAAGGAGGCGCGATGGAGATTCTGGTGACGCGCGAGAAGGAATGGTGGGTCCAGCAGCTTGTGGAGTTGCGGACCTACGCGGCGGATAAGCGGCTGCACGCGGAGAGGGCCTGGGACGAGGCCTGGCGCGTGTACAACAACCAGTACGACTGGAGCGGCAAGGCCGAGTGGCAGAGCCGGGTGTTTGTCCCGAAGGCGGCGATGGCCGTGGAGATGGCCGCAGCCCTTGTCCGTCGGGCCCTACTGGAGTCGGAGGACTGGTTCCGGCTGGAAGGCCTGACGGAGACGAGCCGCAAGCGGGCACCCTACCTGGAGAAGCTGCTGTACTACTACCTGGACCGCATGCGCTTCGTGGACCGCTTCATCGAGCCGTTGAAAGGCGGGCTCGTCGGCTCCTTGATCGTCGTGAAGCCCCACCTCGCCCCGTGGTCCTACCGTGAGCGGGATGGCCGCTTCGTCCGTGAGCTGCACGACAGCCCGGCCATCACGGTGTCCTTCCCGGACCCGTACAACATCTACCTGGACCCTACTGGTCGCGGGATGTTCATCATCGAGGAGGAGATCCTGGACCTGCCCACTGCGTTCGATCTGGCCGACATGGGCATCCTGGATGGTGACGTCCTCAAGCAGCTCCACGAGGACTGGCTTGAGACGGAGCGCCAGGCGAAGGAGGATGAGCGAAAGCGCCAGCCCATTTCGGGCAGTCGTCCGACGAACCGGCTGGAGGTCAAGCTCACACACTTCTGGGGCTCCCTACCAGACCGTGAGTCGGGCCGGTGGGCGTTGAAGAACGGGCACTTCATCATCGTGAACGACAAGTACGTTGTCCGGGGCCCAATGGAGAACCCCTACCCGCACAAGCGACTCCCGTACATCGTGGGGTCGCCGTTCCGCAGGCCGTTCTCGGTGTACCACAAGGGCCTGCTGGATGACGTGGTGGGTCTCCAGAAGGCGATGACCGAGCTGGTCAACCTCACGCTGGACAGCGCGACGTTCGCCGGAATCAAGGCTTTCGAGGTTGACCTGGACCAGATCGAGGACCCACAGCAGCTGCTCAGCGGCATCTACCCGGGCAAGGTGTTCACGAAGCGCGGGGGCGGCCAGCAGGGGCAGATGGTCAAGGAGATCAATATCGCGGACGTCAACCGGTCCCTGCCAGCGCTGTACCAGCTGCTCAACAACGAGTTCCAGAACTCCACCGCCGTGACCGAGTTCATCTCCGGCCAGGTCGGAATGCGTGGTGCCCGCACGGCCACCGAGGTCGTTATCAAGCAAAATCAGGGGATGGGCATCTTCAACGAGGTGGCAAAGAACCTGGAGAACAGCGTCCTCGAGCCCACGCTTGAACAGCTGGCCTATCTTGTGGTAGAATATCACGAGGACTTCATCGACCCCCGCGTCGCCGAGATCCTGGGAACGGACCTGATGATCCAGATGCTCGTGGCCGACCGGGGGGAGCTGTTCGAGCCCCAGAACCTCCGCGTCCGGGCCTCGGGAATCACGGCCCTACTGAGTCGGTCCGAGGAGATCCAGCGGATCATGGGGCTGTTGCAGGTGCTCGGCCAGTTCGGCCCCGTCCTGCCCGTGCTGGCAAAGTCCATCGACCTGCCGCACTTCTTCGAGCAGATGTTCCGCAGGATGGTGCGGGCCTACGGCTGGCCAGTGGAGGATCTCGTGAGACCGCCCGCGGAGCCCGTGCAAATCGACGCCGGGCCCCCTGAGCCGAGGGTGGGGATGGAGCCTCAGGAGGGAGCCCCGGCACCCCCCGTACCGGGGCAGCGGGAGACTCAGCTGGATGAGATGGTGCGCCGTGTCCAGGCGGGCGGTCTCCCCATACGTTGAGGCGCTGCTTGCTTCCCGGGTGGTGCTGTTCGGGGAGCAGCTGAAGGGCGCAGTGGCATTCCGAGGTGCAATCGACCTGCACCTCACGGCCCTGGACAACGGAGAGGATGTCATCACCACCCTGGCCCACGAGGTCGTACACATCGTGGAGCCGGACCTCCCGGAGGGGGCCGTGCAGGCCAGGGCGCTGTGGCTTGCGCGACAGCCGAAGTTCCGCAGCGTCGCGGCATGGTACCTGGCGGAAGCCCTCGTGCTGCTGTGGCGGCGCTACCGGGATGGCAGACCCTATATCGCGGAGGTGCACGTTGCCGATCAGTGAGTACTACAAGGGGCGCGGCCAGAAGGTTATGGCCGAGATGAAGAGGCGGTACGGCGAGGAGCGCGGCGAGCGGATCTTCTACGCCACCGCCAACGCCCGCGGGCTGACTCCCGGAGGCCGGAAGGGTGTCATCCGTGGCCGCAGGAACGGGCGCGGGTACGAACGGCGATGACACCGCCTCCCATCCACAACCTGGACGAGCTGATCGAGCGGGCGCAGCGTGGGCGCGTGGCCCGGGACGCCCTCGAGTACCTGCGGGAAAAGATCTCAGCTCTCCGTGAGGAGACGTACCGGAAGCTCCTGAACGCCCCACCGGATCGCGTCCTGGACCTGCGTGCAGACCTCCGGGCCATCGAGCGGCTGGCCCAGGTTCTGCTGAACGAGGAGGCTCAGGGGGAGCTGGCCTACCGCCAGCTGTGCGAGGTAGCTCCACCCGAGGAGAGGCCGCTCACTGTCGCGAGGGTCGCGCGTAAGAAAACCCGCCCGGCTGATGCCGGAGAACGGAGGTGACGTAATGAGCGACGACGCGCCCGAGAAGGAGAACGCGTCGACAGACGATCTCCCGGAGAAGTACCGGGGGAAGTCCGCGGCGGAGATCGCCCGGATGCACATGGAGTTGGAGTCCAAGCTCGGCGAGATGGGCCGTGAGCTTGGGGAACTCCGGTCCTTCGTGACGTCCGTCACGGCGACTCGTGAGCAGCCGCGGACGGAGGAGTACGTGGACCGCCGCTGGTCGGAGGTCGCAGAGGAGCTGTTCACCAACCCCGAGCACGCGGTGCGGAAGGTAGCGGACAAGATCCGCCAGGAGGTGCTCCACGAGGTCACCCGTGTGACGGCCACGCAGCTGTCCGCACGGGAGCAGCTGGAGCAGTTCTTCCGCGCCAACCCGGACCTGGACCAGTTCAGGGAGGTTGTGGCGGTCATTGGGGAGAGGCTGTACCAGCAGAACCCCAGCCTGCCATTCGACCGGATCCTGGACATGACGGCCCGGGAGGCTCGGCAGTACATCGCATCGTTGAAGCAGCGACTGGAGCGGCGTCGTGAGTCCACGAAGGATGCCGTCACCACAGGCGGCACACAGACCGCCCGGGAGGCGGCGACGGGCGGAGCACCCGCTGCGCCCCATCGCGAGGAGAACGACCCCGTGATGGAGGCGATTCGGGAGCTTCACGAGTGGCGCAAGCCACGACTCACGCCGCCGAGATGACGTGAGGAGGTGACGACATAGATGCAGCGCTGGGCTGTCGCTGAGGAGGGTGGGTACCTAGCCAACCCTACTCTGTCGAAGGAACTGCGCTACGTCACCCAGCCGCTGATGCGGTTCCGCCAGTACGTCCGGCCCGTGCCGGGCTACGGCCGGAAGAAGGGTGACACCGTTCTGTTCGACCGCGTGTCCAACGTGCTCAACGCCGGCCGGAAGATCTCCGAGCTGGAGCGGATGCCGGAGACCAGCGTCAAGATCACGCAGGGCTCCGTCGTCGTCAGCGAATACGGAAACGCGGTCCCGTGGACCGGGAAGCTCGAGGAGCTGTCCAGCTTCGACGTCGAGAACATCCTGCTCCGCACCCTACGTGACGACGCGGCCAAGACGCTGGACAAGGAGGTCGCTGCGGTCTTCCAGGGGACGAAGGTCATCGCCACCCCGAACACGGCTGGCACGATCTTCAGCAACACCGGAACCCCGGGAGGCACAGCCAACAAGCACGTGGACGCGGCGTTCGTCCGCGACGTGGTCGACGAGATGAAGGCCACGTACCTCATCCCGCCGTACGACGGCGAGAACTACATCGCGATCGTGTCCGTGAAGTTCGCGCGGAAGCTGCGCGACAGCACGGAGTGGGTGGACGCCGCCAAGTACGGCGACCCGGAGCGGCTGTTCGCCGGTGAGACTGGTCGTTTCGCTGGTGTCCGGTTCATCGAGGAGACCAACTCCCTGTCGCAGACCCTGGGCACCACCAACTACAACGGTGAGGCGGTGTTCTTCGGGTCCGACCCCGTGGTCGAGGCCATCGCGGTTCCGCTGGAGATCCGCGCCAAGGTGCCGACCGACTACGGGCGCGACAAGGGAGTCGCCTGGTACTACATGGGCGGCTGGGCTCTGACGTGGGACACCGGGAACGCCGGTGAGGCGAAGGTCGTCCGCGTGTGGAGCAACTAAGGAGGTGCGGTGATGGCGTACAGCAACATCGAGTACCTGCAGATCCCGGAGGCCGCGGCCATCACGACCGCCAGCGACGTGCTGCTCGACTTCTGTCCGCGCCGCCCCGCGAGGATCCTCGGCTACGGCATCGCGACCATCGGTGCCTTCACGGCCGGGACCGGGGCTGTCGGCGGGGCGATCCAGCTGCAGAAGAATGGCACAGCTCAGGACACCCTGACCCTACCGAACGCCAACCACGCGGCCGGGAAGGTGTGGGAGCGGTCGGAGCTGCTGCGCGGCCGTTCGGGCGTCTCGTCCCCGGAGGCGGCGATCGCGGCTGTCGACGTGGCAGCCGGCGACAGGATCCGCCTGGTCGTCTCCACCGCTCAGGCTGCTGGGACCGGTGGGACGGCGGGTTCGTACGTCCCCTACCTCATCATTTCCCGCAATGGCAGCTAGGGAGGAGGTGACGCTGTGAACCTGTGGCAGCGTCTGGTCGTGGCGATACAGCTGGCCACCCTACTGGCCACCGAGCTGAGCAAGCTCGTGGCCGGCGGGGGCGAGGCCGTGCTGCCGCCCGAGTCCATGCCCGGCGTCCGGGTCTCCACGCCCGACGCCGACTTCGAGCTGCGCCTGCATGTCCGGCGCACTCGATAGGATCGTTCGCGAGCTGGAGGCCGCCGGCGTTCCCGATCGCGTGGGGAGGTTCGGCGGCCTCCGCCGCCGTGTGGCCGAGATGCTGGTGGAGGCCTGCCGGCGCGTGGGGCCCGAGCAGTTCCGCGCGGCGGTCGGTCGGATTGTGGATGCGGTAGTGGAGGAGGCCAATGCCGTTCACTTGGGACGTAACGAAGCCGGCGGGAACTGACCCGATCAGCCAGGGGGACGACCAGATCCGGGCGGACAAGGACACGCTGCGGAAGGTCCTGCGGACC